ATGCTGAGCTACCGTCGGCTGCCCCTGAAGAAGAGCATTCGATGCGTCCGCTAGCTGGAGCTGAGAAGTCGTAGCATTCGGCGAGACATTCCCCTGCAGAATATACCTGTACTCCTCATCATAGACGTAGACGATCATTTGCTGCTTGCCCTTAGGCAGGTTCTTGATGTCTACCTCGATAGCGAACTGCGGCCACTCGTCGTCAATCGGGTCCGCATAGAATGCTGTCATCCGGCGCGGCGATACGGGCCGGATCACCGGGACGTCAGCAAGCTGTTCCTCATCTGAGGACATTTGCCCTGGAAGCACGATGGTATATGCCGCACCGTACTTGATAACCGAGCGATGAACCCCGTGCTGCCGCGACACCATTCGATTTGCGCGGAAAGCGTCCCACTCGGGCTGTTGCTTCTCTGGGGCCGCAAGCTCATTCGCCGTCGTCCCGCTAGGCTTGTATCCATCAACGTGTAGGTTCTCCGAGATCACCGACACGACGAGCGGCAGGAAGTTCCGGCGTGCCTTCTTGGCAATCCAGCGGTACTCCGCATTAACGCCCCTGGGAATATAGGGCGGGTCTTGCCGTCCACGAACATATTGCCCAATACGACGCAGGCGAGTCTGCTCAGCCTGCCTAGCGTCGAGCGCCGTATTGACGACCTCGACAACGTCATTCGTCCCGATGATCATACTACCACCACCCAGCTATATGCCCTACGGCGATAGCGATGACTACGAAGCATCCGGCTGATACCATAAGCATCAGCTCTATAAGTGTGAACCTTCTCATTAGCTGAAACTCCAAACACGACGGCCACCCTTTTTGGCGGCACTTTCCTTGCGTTCCTTGTACTTTTTTGAAGCTAGGACGAGACGGCGAGCATGCCGCGCCCCGATCATGCTGACGCACGCGTCAATTTTCTTAGGCGACTTAGGAGACTCCTTGCCGATAGAGACTCCCCAGCGGTTCGGCCGACGCCTGGCATTCGCTACATGGCGTCCTAGCGCCGAGTCTCCATCATGCTTGAATGACGGTACTGACGAGTCGATCTCGCCAAGTACCATCTCACAAGCATGCGTAAATTCCGCGACGTGCGAGCGCATATCCCAGGCAACCGGCTGCGGATCGCGCCCGGTCGGTACCGCCCATACGTCCAGCGTGTCCTCAAATTCCTCGCGCCAAGTTATCTTGGTAGACTCTTCCCACTCATTAACGTCCCCGAAGAACGCGCAAACGTTCCAGCGCTCTTTAGCCTGGCGAACGGCGTAGTGTACCTCATCTACCGGGATCGGCTTCCCAGATCCCAAAGGCTCCCAGATACCGAGCGAGAATACAAACCCGGTCTCTATATGGCACCCAACAAGCGCAGTAGCATCATTAGTACGAGACCCATCAAAGAACATTGCGATGTCCGAGCCATCCTCGATACGGAACTCGGCATCCCTAAGTTGCGCCCACTTCTGTGGCGTAGTCCAGGCGTCTTCTGGAGACTCTGGCCAATTGAGGTAATAACGCTTCGATACATCAAGCGGTGTGCGAGGCGAGAGGATACGGTTCTCCACAATATCCTCAACATCCACCCAATAAGCATCACCATAAGCAAACTCAACAGCTTTCCGAATCGAGGCGATGTCATCGAAATCGACATCAGGAGGGGCCATACGCGCATCATATAGGATACGGCCTTTGCCCTTGAGGCGCCCTTCCTCCTGCGCCACCCAAGCATCAAACGTGTTCTCAGCAACAGTTTCCCTCCCCGGCTCCCAAGCGTTTGAAGTCTCGATGATCCGCGACCCGGACTTGCCGACGTTGCGGTCCATCACTTCGGCCAGCTCGACACCGCCATTCGTTGGCGTGAAACTCTCTGTCTGGTCGAGAATGGCAAATGTGACAAGAGCACCTTCCTCCGTTGTCGGCGACGAAGTGATGACCATGAGTTGGCCTCCACCCGGTACGTGGAAGATTGTCTTCCCAGCCTCCACGTCATAATCTCGAAGTATACGGCTATTCTTTGGGAGAAGCGCTCGCACCATACGCATGGTGTTGATATTGGCCTGGTCATGAGATGAAGCGCCTATCTGAACGAGCGGCATAGAGACAGCCTTGCCAACACATCCACCAGGCGCGTCGAGATCGTATCTGAGCAGGCGAACGGGCGCTAGCAGCTCTATCATTGCTAGTACAGCCGCGAATGGGGACTTCCCAGCGCCTTTTGGGTAGCGACGCACACCGTGGTAGAAAACCCAACGCCCATCCTCCCGTATCGCGTACCACCACAGAAGGAAGCGTACTTGTGATTCCGTAAACTCCCAACGCAGTCCTGCGTCCGGCCCGTCTGGTTGTTTGAGGTACTTTGACGCCCAGTGAATAGCTTCCCACCCAAGGGTTAGCTCAGGCACTCCCTCAGGTAGCGTTATAAGCCGGTCACGAGGCGCAATATCCATAGGTCATCTCAATCAGCTAATGCCGTCCAACGGCCAGCGAACCTGATGATGACCTTCCAGTCGCACCTGACCTTGAGCCAGCGCTCATCGAAGAACTCCTCATCGATGATCTTCCGGCCGTCCCGATACCGGCCCGCTTACCGCCCGGCGCGTTGACGTACCCCGCTAGATTAGCCATCACCTGCGACGACGGCGTAACCTTCTGAGCTACGCCCTTGCCACCCTGCTTCCCGGTCGATGGTCGCTTCCCCGTAGGTGCCTTCGGCGGCCGGACGGTACGTGGCTTTGCGGCTTTCTTCGCCTTCGGCTTTGCCTTCGCCTTTGCCTTTACCTTTGCCTTTGGCTTCGCTACCTTTTTTGTGGCCGTTGCCTTGACGCTTGGTACCGGGATTTTGGTGCTGGCGGTAGACTTCTTGCTACCGCGAAGCAGACGTGCTAGGGCAGCTCCCCTGAGAAGCCCTGCCCCAGGTCGGACTCCCCTCCCGCGCCCACGCCGATTACGTCCGAGTAGTCGTCGTGCGTCACTACGCCGTGACCGTGTCCTTGTCTTTTGTGTTTCTTGCTTGCCCTTCTCTTCTGCGGACTTCTCAGTGCCCTGGCCAACGCCTGCTTCCCGCTCAGCTTGCCTAAACACTGATGAAGATATGCCGCGTGACCTTGCGGTAGCCTCAGCTGTTCTCTGAATGTCCCTATTCGAGGCTTTTTCGGCCCTAACAGCATCCCGCTCGGCCTTTTGGGAATCCCTCTCAATGCTGGCACCGGCAGACTCAGCCGCGCCGAAAATTCCCTTCCTGTGCCGGAGATGAGCGTGACGCTCTCCACCTAGCATCCAGCGGCCGTGGAATCCCCGGAACTCGCCAGGATTAAAGTTGACCATGGCTACCCGTCCGTTCCAGTATCACGCACGATACCGAGGCGGCCATGCCAATCCACGACCGCCTGGTCGGCAGCTTCCTCATCAACGTCTGTAACGTCGGGCTCGTTGAGTTCGATACGGTTGCGCTTCCTGTCGGCTACCGTCACGCCAAGCCGCGCCGACAACCGCTCGAATGGCGGCAGCAGATTCGCCCGGTATGTCCGCAAGAACATATCGTAAATCTGTGCCGCCATTACGGCGGTGGCCCAGTCCGATGCCTCGTAGAACTCGGACTGTCCACTGAGAGCCAGGGAGTTGAACCAGCTCCGCGCCTGGGGATGCCAATTTGGGTTCGCGTTGGGAATGGGTACTTCCCTGGCACGCGAGGCACCCTTGGTCACGGAGAGGAAGCGCGGGTCATCGGCTATCCCCGAACCTGCGCCGGTCCTTTGAGCTGGTTTCTTCCTGGCTACCATGGGTGCCCCTACGCCTTGGCGCCGTGGTGCTCGACGTGCGGGTCGTCGCCGGTGTCCGGCGCAGCCGTCGGGATCCACGCCCAGGCCGGGCGCTGTGCGTTGATAAGGCACACCACCCAGTCGCCCGGCTGCCGGTCCTCAGGCGGATGCTTCGGCTGGTACCCCGGCAGGGCGTTGTCGGGGAACACGACCTGAGCGATGAAGGCCCGCTCCATCGCGCCGCCGTTGTCGACCCAGTACCAGACACCGTGGTTGAGGTCCGGCAGGTCCGGGTGGCCGGGGATCTGGTCAGGGTCGAAGGACGGCAGCCCCTCGGGCGGGTCGGGCCAGATCACCGGCGGCAGGTAGATGGGCGGCATGACGTGACCGGGCGGCGGCTGCGGCCCCGGCAGGCCGATGTCGATGTACTCAGGCGGCCGGCCACCCCAGAAACCGGGCGGCTGTCCGCCACCGCCACCCGGCGGCATGATCGGCCCGCCACCAACCTCTGGCGGGATCGGGTGTTCTGGGTGCCCCGGTGCCCACGGAGGTGCCGCGC